TTGAACAATCTTGAATTGTTTGATTCTATCTCTTTGATAATACTCGCACTATGCATTCTCAACCTCTTTCTGTTTGTCGTTTACTATGTGTGGCCAACTTGCCACGATGCCGATATACTCTGCATCTATATTTTGTTGTTGTAATAGTTTGGTTGTTAAGTGTTGGAAACTTGATGTTGTTTCGCCTATTATCTTGAACAGATATATCTTGAAATGGTCTTTGATCTTCTCAACCACTTGCTGATCTGTGTCAGTCATTTCAAAATGTTTGTAATAGTCCTTCACTCTCTCTGCTGTAGAATATGCTCTGTTGTAATCCACAACTGAACCATTCCATTCATACGGCAAAGGTTTGCCTGTGATGTCTGATTGTTGCTTCAACATACTGGCAATCATGCATTTATCTTTTTTCGTAACCCAACCATACACCTTGATTACTTTGTTGGCAATGGCGATAACCTTGTTTGTGTTGTATTCTATATTGTCCATGCAACTAATATAATACCCATTGTTATTGCGATCATTGTGATTATTAATGATGTTAACATTGTGCAATCTCTTCTAGTCTGTCACAGTCTCTAAAATACTCCATCAAGTCTTCTGTGTTCATCTCTTGTGCTGTGTCGGTATCTTGCATGTTCTCTTCTTCTGCATGATCCTTGTCATCCATCTCAGGATACAAAGGACCTTTACAGTGTGTGTATTCACTGCCTATCACTTTGCCTTGTTCATCTTTTAAGATTTTTGTACGATATCTTATGGTTGGAATAAACACCACACCATTCTTTAAAATACTACCGTTACCTAGATCTACTATTGACATATACTCTCCTTGTTATTCATAGTTTATAATAACATTTTTGCCAGATCTGTCAAGTCATTTAAGTTGTTGAAATATAAGGATTTTTTTGAATACTCAGGTTCAAGACCTTACAGATTCGACTTCTGCTGTCACTATTGAGTTGTCACCTGTTACTACAAATGCCGCGGCATTTACAGATTCGTTGTATTTTTTTGTTCTTTGGGCAATAGAGAATGGTCTTATGTCTTCTAGATCGATATAATATAAGACTCTGTCGACACCAAGTATGAAATCTGAAGGTTCATAAGTTGTTGGTGCAATCAAGTTAGGAGATTGCACCAAATCGTCCCATATGATTCGTTTGAAAAAGAGTAGTGCGTCAGTCTTTAAAGATTTGCCTATGATTTCTTCTATATCCATGTGGAGTGTTTTGTCTACTGTTGTAAAAGAAAATTTAGGAATCTTTATCCTATTGAAACTAGATCTTTTAAGTGTGTTTAGATTCTCAACAGTAGAAGCCAGACCATCGACAGTTTCATATTCTACCTTCTTAGTATATTTGTACTCCACCACAGGACGATTATCCACCATGATAGTGGTCTTAGTAAAGATCGCATCTTTTCTTTTTATATTTGGACTGTCCACAATGTTTATCTAATGTACTGATGCTTCTTCTATGAAGAAATGCTTCATTTCATAGCGGATCTGCCGTCTATCATCGTCATCTGTGTCCTGTGCGAACATCCATTCGTATGCTTCTTTTTCGGCTTCGTCTTCTGATTGGAAAATATTGCCAGTGTATTTGATCCTGTGATCACCTTGCTGTTGGTAATACACAAATCCATACCTGCCATCTTCTTTGTAGGTGACAATGTAATCTTCTGGCAGAGGGTTTTTGGTTGAAACTCTTGTGACCTTCATACAATAATTATGCCACTGCCAACGACTTACGCATGGATTTCACTTTGCCTACGAAAGCATTCCATGTGATATGTTTCACCGGGCCACGTTTCATAACCTTGGGGATGAAACCTGAATCAGGTTTGACTCTGTAATACTGCACACCAGTATTAACTGTGAGCATCTCTTCCCAGTCTGTGTAAAATCTATCGTATTCGATGTCGTCTTCAAACACCTTGCGATAGTTGTCTGTGCTCTTGTACATGTTGTTAGTCAGTCCATTTGAGTTTGGTTCGAGGTCATGGCCTATTAGAAAAACTTCTGTGTGCCCATGTTGTACTGCTAGATGTGTTGCTGACGTGCCTGCGTTCCATCTCCTGTTCCTTGGAATCATTTTTACTTTTGTTCCCCATTGTTTTGGATTGCGATATCCTGTCCACACAGGATAATGATCAGCATACTTGTCTTTGTCTTTTGCTATCTCTTCCAGCATGTTAGGATCAATGACAACTAAATGGTCTAACAACATGTCTCGATACATTGCATTGCATCCATACTGTAGGCCAATCTGTTTCATGTCTGCCCAAAACTCAGCATACATCTTATCTGCTCTCCTCCGGCTTTCACCGTTGCCCCAAACAAAGGCTATTTTAGATTCTGCGTTTGAGATCATTTATAATTGCTTCTTTTTGTTTCATAATTTCTTGTTGTTGGTAGTTTACAATAAACTCTGCGTATTCATCAACGGAAATGAATTCAAAGTTTGGCCATTGTGACCATTCCTCAGGTACTTTCCATCCTTCTATGTTTATTTGAAAAAATGTTGTGTTAGAAAAATGTTCGAATATCTTAGACATCTGATACACCCAATAATGGTGCGGCACTGCATGTCTCGACGTTGACCAATAGTTGTCTGTGTCTTTGTAAATGTTATTATGAAGTTTTCCTCCATCACCTGATCCATACAAATCGAATCCTAGTAAAAAGACAGTCTGTGCTTTCTGACCTACCCAGCCTCTCCAAGTGTTGTTAAGTGCAACCAGAGTGGCAAATTGTCCTGTGCCCCAATGGAAAGGATCATCCATCCTGTCTTTACCTGCGTAGGGCAAATCCGGAACAGGTAAAAAATGATGTTTCTTAAACGAGTCTAACCACATTGGTCTAGTGTATAATGGATAAGGTACTTTGTTGTCTTTGTCTTTGAGGACTTCGACTACCATCTTCTTGTCAGCACAAACCAAATAGTCAGGATTCATATCCCTGTGTACTGCATTACAGCCTACAGTTAATCCTAACTTTTTGGTAGTGTTGATGTCAAAGTCTGCACGACTTTCACCGTTTCCAATTACTGTTGCAATTCTTGTTGCCATACAGTAATTATTCTGGACGTTTGTCTATAATTTTATCTATAAGACCAAACTCTAATGCTTCTTTAGAAGTAAAGAATTTGTCACGTTCCATATTCTTCTGGATAGTTTCTATATCTCGGCCAGTGTGTTCAACATATATCTCATTCAACCGTTGTTTGGTTTTGAGTATTTCTTGTGCATGAATCTCTATATCTGTTGCCTGTCCTGAATATCCACCCGATGGTTGATGTATCATTATCTTTGCATGGGGTAAAGCAAATCGTTTGCCCTTTGCACCTGCTTGAGCCAGTAATGACCCAGCACTACATGCCTGTCCAATTACGATAGTGGACACATCACATTTTACAAATTGCATTGTGTCATACATTGCGAGACCAGATGTTACATAACCTCCTGGTGAATTAATGTAAAAATTAATATCTTTGTTAGGGTTGTCTGATTCTAAGAACAATAACTGTGCTGATACCAATGACGCCACTGTGTCGTTTATCGGTCCAGTCAAAAATATAATACGTTCTTTAAGTAGTCTACTAAAAATATCATATGAACGTTCGCCTTTGGACGTTTGTTCTATGACTATGGGTACTAATGAATTTTGCATAACCTTATTTTAACACTTTGAATAGGATTGTGTCAACGTTGATTCGACCATTTCCTTTGGTTTCAGTGGTTTTTATACTGTCCCAAATGTTTCGCATTGCAACTTTTCCGTCAGTGGTGTGTAATTTTGGCAGGACAGTTTCGGGTTTGCGAACAGTTTTAGAGATACTCACCGCGGGATCATAATCTTTAAGTGTGGTGCCTTTGACTGTAATACCATTTCTGCTCATTGCATTGTATTGAGAAAGTTTTCTTGTTTTAGTATTGAACAACCAAACCATTTGACATCTTGGAATCAATATAGGGTCGACACTCACTAACTTATACCTATTACATTCTTTCTTGTACTGCAATTTCTTTATCATTCTTTCTACTGACATCGCACGAGGCTTCCTTGCTTTCTTTTCACCTTGCTTGATCTTGCTCCAACGTTCTATATCTGATATTGCTTGATCATGCACAGCGATGAATCCTTTCATTTGCTTTGTGTTATAACATTCATAGGCTTCATACAAGTCTTGCTGTTCTTCTGTACGTTCATCATTCTTGATACTCCTTGCCTGCAGGCTGGTTGTGTATTCATAACGCAAAGACTCACACTCTGGCAATAGTTTAGAACAGTAGGCGCCGGGTATGTTTTGTTCCTTACAGAAATCATACACAGTTTCTACCTCAATCCCTTCTATCATACAATCGATTATGTCTCTTACATCCACAAGATACTCTGATGTCTGTGCCTGCATCCTTGCTTGTATATCTACTTTGGGTTTGGCTTTCTTTGGTTGTTCAACAACCTTTTCTGCTGTGGCAGTTTCTATTGGCCATGCTATCTTGTTTTTCTTTTCTGTCACTTCTGTCTTCGCCTGCGAATCCGATTGACTGAGATCACGCAGAAACTTGGGGATCTCTAAAAGGTCTTTGTTTTTGTCTGTCATATTAGAAATATTTTTTAACATGTTTATATAACTCAGGTAAAGAATTTTCTATCGATTGTTTTCTATACTTGTCATACATTTTAGTTACTATTACAAATTTGTCAATGTATTCATCGTTCTCTTTTGTGTCTTCTAACATCTTAAGCAATGTGTAAAGTTTTTTAAATAATGTTGGTTGACTCGCGATAGGCAGTTTAAAACACTGTTTAATTTGCATAACAGCATGTTTTCTAATTTCATAAGGTAGTGAGTCTATTCTGAAGTGCATAGGATAGTCGAGTATGATTGGTGTGACTTCTACTTTTCTTTTCTTATTCATTTCGTTGAACCATTCTAGGTGTTCGTAGATGTTGAATAGGTTGTATATCTGCCAACATGGCGACACCATAAGGTCTGCTCTATCATTGTTTTCTATAAAATATGTGATATTTTTAGATATGCTTGACCACTTGCTGGGTGCTCTGATGTACTCCTGCACGTCACCAATGCCGTCAATACTCATGGTAAGATCTACTTTGCGAAACTTGTCCATTAGTTGGACGAACCTTTTCTGAACGTTGGTCATATTTGTATTGAATTTTATTTGTATGTCAGCATACCCTTGGTCAACTGGATAGTCTAAATAGTTGTACATGGTTTGTAAGAGGCTAGGCTCACCACCCTTGAGATAGATCCGTTTTGTATTTTTCATCATGTCATACAGTTCAGTCATCAGTTTGGTGTTCTTGCCATGATCTATAATCTCCATATCTGTTGGTTCCCAACTAAGATGGCCTTTCCATTCCCAACCATGGTCGTCTACTATTGTTTTTTGTTCTTTGGCTAACTCACTGCTGAGGCCACTGAAACACATTCTACATTTGAGATTACATAGCGAACTAAAATTTATATCTAGTGACACAGGTTGGTCACACACGCCGGTTTCTTGCCAGCGATCTATAACTTCATTGATGGGAGGCATCTCTCTCATCCTGCTCCACCCTTTGTTTTCTTGTTGCCTTAGGCTGGCAGTGCCCATGCGTTCTTCTTGATAACAGGCTGTACATCCAGACACTGGTTTGCCTTCTAACATTTTGTTGCGTATTAGATTCATTTCATCTGACTGCCAAAATTGTTCTATGGTAGAATTTTCTACGTCATAGCCTTTGCCAGGCAGTATGTCATCTTGTGTGGGTGTCCAGTTACAACACGGCCAGTATTCTCCACGCACAGGTTTGCCTGAGGCGGTCACCATCATATGGGTCCATGCATACACACAGAATGATTTATTATCGATGTTCACTGAATAGTTATGTGGACCTAATGTAATAGATCCACATTTTGATTATGCTTGTGTTTTAGCGTCTTGGATTTCTTTTCTTCTTTCTTTGGTTGCTTTCGCAATTTCAAGAAGAGCCTTCCTCGCTCTTGTGCCAGCCGCTTTCACACCCTTGTCTGAGAACTTTGCATTCTCTTCTTGGTAGGCTTCAAAAGCCGCTGTTAACTTATCATGTATGTCTGACATAGTATATTCTCCTTATATAAGAACTTATAGTATATAATCTACGCACTTAATAAGCAATAAATAATTTGATGGATATAGTTTTTAAACTTATAGCAGACTTAGGATTTCCCATTGCGGTAGCATTTGTGGGTGGTTTTTTCATATTTTTCATTATAAAATACATCCTAGGCGGGGTTACAGGACAGGTAGGCGGACTACATGGTATCATTATGGGTCTGGACAACAGGATCAAAACCATGAACAATGACGTTATAAAGATTGACGCATTGGTTAATGACATGTTAGAATTAGAGCCAGACACAGAGAGAATTGCTCGTGCCGATGGAAAAGTAGACGCAAGGAAAGATTAATATGCCAACAGCAATAATGCACCTACCATTCAGTGTGCCAATATTTGAATTTGAATTAGAAAAAGATTACGTAGACATGATTAACGATTGGGCAGACGGAGTACAGAAGAATGACGCTAAATCCAAACAATTAGATTGGAGCGACAACCTAGTGGGCAATGTTGTGCAAGAACATGCCATCGAAGATCACGTTTGGTTGAAAGCACCAGAAGGCAGGGAAGACAACTTGTTACAATACATGCAAGTTGTGACAACACACTTTATAGATCAGGTGTATGGAAAACTGCCAAACGAACCATACTCATATAGGAACAAATCAAAAGGCCCAGACATCAGTCAATTACAAGTCAACACCAGTTGGATCGTAAACCAAGTGGCAGGAGATTTTAATCCACCCCACATGCACTACGGACATCTGTCTTGTGCAGGTTGGTTGAAGGTGCCTGACAGTATCACCAATGACGAAGAACGTGATGAAGCAGGGTACTTTGAATTTGTTAAAAATGATCCCAACCTCATGCAGGACACCAAGTACCCAATAAAACCCGCTGTGGGCAAGTTCGTGATGTTCCCAGCATGGTTGCAACACATGGTGTATCCATTCAGGGGTGAGGGTGTAAGACGTTCGATGAGTTTCAATTGGATATTCAATCAATCACATCCTAAGAAAGAAAAATAATGGATGCCGATTATCTTGTAGGATTAGTAAATGATTTTGGGTTCCCTGTGGTCCTTGCTGTGCTCATGGGTGGGTTCATCTGGTACATGTTCAAATATGTTACAACAGAACTGAAACCTAAACTCGGCCAAGCCAACGGAGTCTTGATAGGATTGATCGATCGTATAAGAATGATGGATAACGATTTGATACGTCTAAAGACTAAGATCGAAACTGTAAAGAATCAAAAACATAAACTACAAAAGGTCGTTAAACTGACAAAGAAGGATTAAGTTTCCTCATAGAATTTTGCACACCTATGGCTTGTTTCACAGCATCATACAGAGCATGGTGTCCACTGAATGGTGGCATGTCTGGTTCTGCTAATTCAAATATTGTGCGAGTATCTCTTATGTTATAAAAGTCCCATGGCACTGCCTGTTGTATGCTTTGACAAATATTTTCTAGTATCACAATGTCAAATATAGAACCATGTGACCAAACTCTCCTTGTGCCCCATCCGAATTTGTATAATTCTTTCATCACAGTCTTAAGTTCGTGCCTGTCGTCTTCTGCGAATGCTTCGTGTGAGACATCTTCGGATTGGTCGCACCACCAACGCAGAGTGTTTTCGTCTACACGACGGCCCAAGTCTATGTTGCTCTGTAGATCAATCCTCTTGTAAAAGGAAGGCATGTTTCTTTTTGCCTTGTCTCTGTCATCGGCATGTGGGTCAAACTTACATGCACCGATGGTGAGTACAGCGGCGTCTGGTGTGGTTGC